GGCCAGCAGCAGCAGCGTCGACTTACCGGCCTTCGGAGGGCCGACGAAGGTGACCAACTGCTCCTTCTGGAGGCCCTGGGTGGCCCTGTCGATCGTGTTGAAGCCGGTGGGGATACCCCGGAGCCCATCCGGCAGGTCCTTGAGCGTGAGGTACCGCGCAAGGCGTTCCTGGCCCGTCTCCGTCAGGTCGGTGTCGCGGGCGTTGGGTACCGCCGAGGCGATGTTGGCCAGCGTTCGGGCCAGCGCCTCCATCGCGGCGGTGGCGTTGCCCTCTTCGTGTGCGTCGACCGAGTCGGCCAGGCCCTGCTCCAGCAGGGCCAAAGTATGAAGTTCTCGCAGCCGGTCGGTCAGCACTTCCATGCTGTCCTCGACCTTGACGAACCGGTACGTGGGGAAGTCGGTCTTGATCGTGGTGAGGCTCGGGACCTCGCCGTAGTTCCCCTTGTGCCGCAGGATCGCCTTGAAGACGGACTTGTTGTCCGGGTCTCCGAAGAAGTCGGGGGTGATGCCCGCGTCCGCGACGACAGCCAGGTCCTTGTCCTGGATGACGCGGGACACGAGCAAGCGCTCGAAGTCCGCCACTACATTGCTCCGATCAGGGTGGTGGGTACGGCCGGGAGCATGCGTCCCTTGCTGCCGTACAAGAGATGGTTCTCGTTGTCGAAGACGGCCGCGACGTCAGGCATGTAAGGCAGGCGCCGGGCCAGTCGGTCAGGGGTGGTCGCCCACACGCGGCCGATGGGCAGGCCCTCGACGTCCAGCCGGGCCTCCAGCGGCGCGACAGCGTCCTCGCCTAGGTAGGTGACGACGTCGACCGTGTAGCGGTGCCGCCAGGTGGTGTCCCAGATGACCCGGGCCAGGGCGTCGTTGATCTCGTAGGCATCCACGGTCCGCTGGGCCATCCGCGCCCGGCGCCCGAACTTGCGGGCCACCAGCTCGGTGACGTACCTGTCCGGCTTCTCGGGGAGGAGCCCGAGCATGCCCTCGTACGCAATGACCAAGCGGGGGACGACCTCGTTGCTTATGTCACCGTTCTGCATCAGGCTCGCTCCGCTTCGGCGCGGAGCCAGATATGAAGTCGTCCGTGCCGGAGTTCCGTGATCACACGGTGCTCGCGCACGCGGAATCCGAGGGCGGCAGCCTTGTAGACCGCGAGGAAGAGCAACCGCTTGGCGGTCGCACGCTGCTCGGGGAACCGTCCGGTGATCGTCGCCGGGATCTCGTCCTTGTAGAGAACCGACAAAACCTCGTCCTCGAAGGGGAGGACCATCTGCTCATGCGGCACGGCGATCTCCTCCGACGACGGTGATGTGGGTGAAGGCGCCCTGGATGAAGGAGCCCATCGAGGGGTTGTACGTGTCCCCCCACTTGCTCGGCGGGACGTTGGAGGTGATGAGAGTCGGCCGGGCCTCGCGGTGGCGCAGGCGCAGCAGGTCGTCCAGGAGGCCTTCGGCGTAGCCGGACTTGGTCTTGTGTTCCTTGCCGACGTCGTCGAGGAGGAGGACAGGCGCCTTCTCGGCCGCGACGATCTTGTCCGTGATCTCCCACCAGCGGGCGACAGCCTCGGGCTCGTGCCGGTCCTGGAGGCCCATCCGCTCGATGGACAACTTCACGTAGTCCGAGTAGGCCAGCCACGCCACGGGCAGGCGGCGGCCGAAGTAGACCTCCAGCAGCGTGGACGTGGCGAGCGTGGTCTTGCCTGTGCCGGGCGGTCCTACGACCAGCAGCCCCTTGCCGATGGTGCTCCAGTCGGCCGGGTACTCGTTCAGGGGGCGCTTGTCCGTGACGTAGTGGTCCCGGAGGTTGTCCACGAACTCCTGGCAGACGGCCTTGTGCGGCGAGTCCGCCAACGTGTGAAGACGCAGGTGCTTGTAGTGCGCCGGGATGCCGTACTCCTTGAGCCGCAAGGCGTGGACCCGGGGGTCAGTCGCCATGTGGATACCTCCTGGTGGTGGTGGGTTCAACGTTCAGGAGGCTACCACAGTTATCGCTTCCTGAATACGTCTTTGGAACGCGTAAGGGGCGGGCTGCCGAAGCAACCCGCCCCTGTGGGTCGGTCAGGACCAGTAGTCCTCGTTGAACCTGTTGTTCTCCACCTCGTCGACCTTGTCAGCCTTGCCCAGTCGCTGGGTCAGCAGCCCACGGGCGCCGAGGAAGTCCTTCCAGGCCGGGTGGTTCTCCGACCGGCTCCAGGAGGACGACCAGTACGTCAGGATCATCTGCCGTATCTCCTCGCGCTCCGTACCCTGGGCCATCCACCGGCCGAAGTTGCTGGAGAGTGCCCCGAGGTTGACCGGACCAGGTACCAGGTGGCCCACATCCTTGGCCCGTGCCTCGAAGAACGCGGCCAGTTCCTCAGAAGGCCTCTTGGAGCGCTTCTTAGGAGTTCGCCGGACCGGAGGGGCCAGGTCGTCATCCGAAGCCGGGAGACGGGCAGCCAGGGACTCTCCTGGATCACCGCCGCCCATGGCCTGGGATACCACGTAGGCCGGGTCGAGTTCCTTTTCCGCCTGAGCCCTTTCCAGAGCCTCCTGCTTCCGGGACTTCTTCCGGGGCTTGTACACCGGCCGGACAGCATCCCAGCCCTTCCCGCCCGGCCTCGTGGAGGTGTCCTCAACCTCATCAGGATCCGACCGTGCCGGACGGCGCGGTGGAGAAGACGTAGTCTTCTCATTAACTACTTCTCTATTACTAGTTAGGTAGTTAGGTAGTAGGAGAGCGCCTGAAAACCCGTCTTCGGAAGCGGGGTTATTAGTTGATATATCCCAACTAGTTTCCGAGGCCTGGGAATCCGTTCTCGGTACTTCTTCCGGAGACGGGTTTTCAGGCTCCGGAAAATCACGCACCACGGTGACCGTTCGCCACAGCCACTTGCCTGTCTCCTCGTCGCGGTACTGCTCGCGCTCCTGGCTCATGTAGCCCAGGTCCCGGAGTTCCTTCATGGCCGTACGGATGGCGTCCCGGCCCTCCTTGCCCTGCGCCGGGAGGTCGGTGGTGCGAGTCTCCCAGTCATCCGGCTTGGCCAGCAGGAAGGCCAGCACGCCCCTCGCACGGAAGGACATCCGGGCGTCGCACAGCGTGGAGTTCGGGATGGTCGTGTAGCCCTTGGTGCGCTTCACGCGCAGGATGCTCACTCGGTGGCTCCAGGGAAGCCGTAAGTATGAAGCGATAGCGTCATGGTAATGTGCTCTCTATCTCGGGGTTTGTGGTGGGCCTCGGGGTGTGGTGGGCAAAGGCCCCCGGCAGTGGCTTGAAGGTCTTGAACCTCGCCAGCGCCGGGGGCCTTTGCGTTACTCACTCCGAGTCGAGTTCGAGGCCCTTCTCCTCGATCTCCGCCCGGGTCAACTGCACGACGGTCTGTCCGGCCGGGATACGGCCACGGCCACGACGGGTGTAGTTGCCCTCGTCGTCGACCAGGTAGGCGAACGTCTTGTTCTCGTCACGCGGGCGCCCACGACGCCGACGGGGAGAGGACTGCTCCTCCTGGTCACCATCCGGCTCCTCGGCCGTCTCCGGCGCCTTCTGCTTCTGCTCGCCGGTCTCCGGCAGCGTATGAAGCGCCTTGCGCAGCAGTTCGGTCAGCGGTCGCTCGCGCACGTCGGCCTGGTTGATGACCGCGTTGCGCTCGTCCTCCAGACGGAAGGAGTTGTAGGCACCCTCCAAAGCGGCGCGTATCAGGAGCAGGTCGATCTCGGCGTCCGGGACCGGCTTGGCGGTCTCCTTCTGCTGCGCCTTGTGCTGCGCGCGGGCGATCGTCTCCTGCAAGGACTCCTTCTCATCCTCGACCGGCTGCTCTTCCTCGACCGGCTCGGCGGCCTTGCGGCCACGACGGCGGGGCTCCGGCTTCGGCGCCTCCTCCTGCGGTGCGTCCTCGGTCAGCGGCTCCTCTTCCGGCTCGGCCGTCTCCGGCTCGGCGCGACGGCCACGGCGACCGCGACGGCGGGGCTCCTCCGGCTCGGGCTCTGGCTCGGGCTCCGCCTCCGCCTCGGGTTCGGCGTGGGTCTCAGCAGCGAAGGAGATGTCATCGAGTCCGGCCGTCAGGTCCTTGGCCGTGATACCCGCAGCCTCGGCCGCGTCCAGGAGGAGTTCGGCCTCCTCGCTGCCCTCGCTGCCCCACAGCAGGATCACGTGGGCGTCGCCCTGGCTGTCGGCGTTCTTGAGAAGTTCAACGATCCCGGCGGTGACGTTGGCGGTCTTCACGACCTCCTCGGCGTCCTTGAGGATCTTGTCGACGGCCCTGCTCTTCTCGCCGTCGGTGACCGCGACGAACGGGATGTCGGCCCACTCGGACCACTCCAGGACGGTCTCCAGCCCGTCGGACAGGTGCTTCTTGGTGATCGGGAGGATGAGGGTGATCTCGCGCTCGGAGGGCTCGGGGTAGCCGTCCTTGTCTTCCTCGCCGAGGCCCACGAAGTCGTTCAGGAGGGCCTTGACGTTGTCCAGGTCGGTGGCGGCGTCGCCAGCGAAGGCGAGTGCGATGGGCTGAGTGCTGCTCAAGTCTGCTCCCGATGTGGTGTGTTTGCCGCCCTTCCGGCGACAGGAGAAGACGTTACCGGTTACGGCTTCTAAAAGCAAGAAACCCCCGCTTCGCAAGCGAGGGTTTCAAAGCGTTTGACAACTAGGGCAGGTCAGGAACCCTGCGACCGGTGGCCGGATGCCTGCGAGGAAGCCGCAGCGCTGGGGCCGCCGAACCACCCCGGACAGGGATGTGCAGCAGGGCCACCACTCCGGCCGCAGCCGCAGCAGTCAGCCAGGGGACGGGCACACGCTGCGCCTCGTAGGCCAGGCCGACAACCGCGAGGGGTTGGAGCCAGGCCGGGAGGGAGAACGGGAGCACGACGACCAGCCACTCCCACGCGGTGAATGTGGCGAAGGCGATCAGCAGGAGCCGGAACCAGTCCATGGTCAGATCGACCTCGCGCCGAGGCCGCCGACCTTCGGCATGGTGACGGTGGGGGCTGCGGCAGGGGCAACCGGCGCTGGCTGGACCGCACGCTGGAGCGCTGCGTGCAGGGCGACGGCGATCTGCTCGATGGCCTCGGGACTCAAGGTGATGCCGCTGACCTGTGCCGGAGGCTCGACTGCCTCTGCCTCCTTCACATACTTGGCCACAGTGGCTGGTGAGATATGAAGACGGTTCTCGGTCTCGGTGATCAGGGCGTTCTGGAGCCAGCCGAACCACGAGTACTTCTTGAGCAGCGAGTGGTAGAAGGTGGTGCCGGTTACCCAGGCGAGGAAGGACGCGACGACGGCCGGGGCCCAGTAGAAGTGCTGGGGGTGGGCCTGGTAGACGGCCCAGAAGCCCGTGGCGACCGCGAGGACGGCATGCGCGGCACCCTTGACCGTGGCGTTGGTCGACGGCCGGGTGAACAGCGCGACGATGGCTGGCAGGGCCAGGCCGACGACGAGGGAGGCCGCGTCGGCGTAGTTGGTGAGCATGCGTGTCCTTTACGGGTTCGTGGTTACTGGGTCGGGAGTACGGCATATTGGGGAACCGCTGAAGTGATTCCCAAAGGAGTATTCTCGTCGAGCAGCGTGCGGATGAGGTAACTCCGCTCGGTGTAGTTCTCGTAGTAGTAGGAGCGGGTCAGGTTCGCGGTCCCGCTGGCTTCCCAGAGGTAGTCGGCGCCCATTGATCCGTCGAAGTACGGGCGTACCGCTGCGCCTTCTTCGACCAGGACTCCGTCGAACCAGAAGATGCTCGACTGCCCGGTGGCCATGGTGGTCCGATCAACGAACAGCCCCAAGGTCGTCGTTGATGCGCTCACGTCGAAGGTGACCCACACTGTGCGCCAGCGCTTGTTGCTCGGGTCCGGCTTGGCGCTGCGGAAGGAGACGCGGTTGACCAGGGTTGCGTTGTTCGATGCGTACGGAGTGACATCCCCGCAGCCCTGCGCGACGGCGACACGTACGCTCGCCGTGTAGCGGCGCCCCGGGATGAGCCCGTTCAGCGTCCAGTGGCTTCCGCCGTTGAGGGTTCCGGCAGATGGCACTGTGACCACGCACGAGGAGGTGCCCCGCCAACACATGGAGTCCTGCGCCACGGTGGCGCTATTGAATCCGGTGACCCCTGTAATCCCGCTCTCGAAGTTTGGGTTGGCGGCGTAGTTCAGCCGTGTTGGCTTGATGACGACGCGCAGTTCCCTTGCGTTCTGGTAGGCGTTCGGTCCGGCCGAGCCCAGGGACAGCGGCTCGAACTGCACGGCGTCCAGGATCTGGTGTTTGTTCGCTGACATGCTGGCGAACTTGAAGCCGACGGAGGCGTACGTTGCCCGCTTCCAGGCGTACCCACCGCCGGATACGGGGTAGTCGACCGGGCCGGTGAACGCCGCGTACGGACGGCTGTAGGAGCCTGCGACCCCTGACTTGAGCGCGCCGGAGGTGATGCCCATCCATGCCTGCGCCGGGTCGACACCTTGGTAGGGGTAGTGGGAGAAGTCCTTGAAGGCAGCCGCCGGGGCCTTCACTCCCGCCGAGAGCGCACCGTCCACGGAGAACTGTCCGGCCAGCGGCGCCAGCGGCTTGCCGCGCGGCACCTTGATGGCCAGACTGCCGTCGATGGTGACCAGGCCGAACAGGTCCGGTGAGTACGTGGTGAACTTCCGCGCGACGATGGTGCCGCTGACGGAGAACTGGTTGAAGTACTCCGTGGTGTTGTTGAAGGTCAGGTTCGGCATCAGGTGACCGCCATTCCCACGCGGGTGGCAGTGCTGAGCGTCGAGTTGGTAGTCGTGAGCACCTGAGATCCGTTCCGGTAGACCGTGATGTTGCTCCCGGAGTAGGCCACCGTGATGCGGTCGCCGTCCGAGAACGCCGTGGAGTAGTTGAGGGTCGTGGTCGCCACGCCCGCCTGGATGAGGTGGAGTGCCGTCCTCCCGGCCCGCCAGTAGTTGCTGGAGTCCTGGAGCCGGAAGACCACACCCTGCTTGAGGGTGTTGCCGGGGTTGGTCAGGAAGGTCCCGGCCACCGTGCCGTCAGCGTGGCCCGGGATCGTGGCGATGGACGCCGTTGCACCAACTGGGTATGCGCAGCCGCCCCCGTAGCCGCCGGAGGTCCACTGGCCAAGGGTCTCGGCCCAGGACGCTGCCCCGATGTCCGAGGTGCGGGTCGTCCAGTTCGCCCATCCCTGGGTGAAGGAGTCGAGCACGTTGTACGCGGGCAGGGCGTCGCTGTACAGCGAGGTGATCAGAGTTCCGTGGTTGTCGTAGTACTCGACGAACGGGTACACGTTCACCTGCTCGCCGGAGTACGCCTGCGCGTAGCCGGACAGGCACATCTGCACGCGCTCGTCGTAGCCCAGTGGCGTCCACTGTGCGTTCGCGGTAGGTGTGTCCGGCGGGGCGACGTTGATGCTCGCGGTGAGCGCCTGGTAGACGCGACCGTGGAAGAGGACAGAGTCGCCGGGCTGGTAGTAGGTGTCGTCGTCCCAGGACTGCCAGGTGTACGGCAGCGGGACGCCGAACAGGACCGGCTGCTGCGGGTCCATCGTCGCCTGCCCGGAGACACGGCCGACGGAGCGCACGCCCATGGTGGCGACTGACCCACCGGAGTTGGTGTTACGCACCCACAGTGCGTTCCCGGCCTTGTCGTTGGGGTCGGTCGGGTTCTGCACGCCGATGCCAACCAGGACGCCGTTGGTGCCCGGGGAGACGCCTGCGGTGAAGGAGATCTCTTCCCATCCGGCGACGTGCCCGTTGGCGTCGACCAGCGTGGAGTCCGTGCCGTACTGAACCACCGTCCAGTAGGCGTTGGAGGAGTTGGTACCCGTAGGGATCTGGGAGGCACCGTAGGCACCGCTGCTGCCCGCCTGGTAGAGGTAGGAGCCGAACTCGGCCTTGTCTCCGGCCGCGTAGTTCACGCTCGCGTCCCACTGCGGGAAGGACGGGTGGTCGAAGTCCGCCTGGTCGTCGGAGAGCATGAGGTTGTAGCCGATGGACAGGTCGGCGTCGTAGCCGGTCGTCTCGGAGATGATGGACCTGATCTGCTCCAGGGTGCCCTTCTGGCGGCCGAGGGTCGCAGCGTCACGCACCCGCTGCCGGAAGAGGTAGGCCGGAGTGGACGCCTCGTACTCGATACCGAACTGCGTAGCCAACTGGGAGATGTTGTCGAAGCGGGTGCGCATCGCATCGTTGGTGTACCGGTTGGAGTCGTAGTACGACCTCACCATGTCGAAGCCGAACCCGAAGATCGACAGGAACGGATGCAGGAACGGGTTCAAGGTGTTCGAGTCGTCGGTGACGTTGTTGCCCGGCGCGATGTCGACCTTGTAGTGCTCGGGCACGAGCCCGTACAGGAGGTCGGTGTACCCGTTGTCCTTCGGCATGAGGCAGGACACCGTGCCCGCGCGGGACCACTGACCGGACGCCTTGATGAAGATCGTGTAGTACAGCCAGTGCCCCCCGACCACGCCCCTGTCGACGAACGACGTCGACTTCGTGGTCTGGTCGAGCAGGACCTCTCCGTCGTTCTCGTTGACGGCCCAGCCGAACCTGTTGCGCAGCAGGCGCAGGTTGGTCCACGAACCGACCGGAGACGCCCAGTCGAGCAGCACGGTGGAGTAGTCGGCGGGCGTGGCTGTGAACGGGCTGACGTCGAACTCGGCCCGGATGTCCGTGCCGTACTTCGAGAGCCCGTATTTGGAGACGCCGTATGTACCCAAGGCGGATCACATCTCCCGAAGCATGGAGACAGAGAAATTGATCTCATCGAGGGTGTACGTCTTGCCACCGAAGGGGTTGCGCTCGATCATCTCGATCTTCTTGCCCGCGCTCACGGGGCCCTGCCAGAACGCCGTCGTGTGGCTGTAGCCGTTGAAGTTGTGCGTGACGGTGTGGCAGACGACGCGACTACCGCCGACGGCAATGCCCAGCCAGCGCTCGGGGTCTTCGAGCAGGATCGTGCCTCGGCAGTACGCGGAGGCTATCCACCAGCCGGTGCGGTTGGCGGTGACCGAGGAGCCATTGAAGATGCCCTCGGGATCGTTGGCCGCCGACGGCCTCGGGAACGGGATCGGCACGCGCTCGGCAGCGGCGGAGATGTGCGTCTTCACGGGCTTGAAGGTGTGCGAGGTCTTGGTCATGTAGCAGACGGGAATGCCCTTGCCGCGCTGGATCGAGTCGAGACGAGCGGCGACCGAGGCCCACTTGTTCGTCTTCATCTTCAGCGTGGTGTCCTGGTGCGGGTTGATGCCCAGGGTCTGCTGCATGGCCAGCACTTCGTCTTGCAGGTTGTTCACATGTGAGGCGTCGATGTCCTCGACGAGGTTCTTGTGCGTCGTGAACGTCTTGTACTGGTGTGGGTAGACAGCGGCCATTAGCCGATCCCTCCGGTCATGGTGATGTTGGAGATGTTTCCGACCTTCGGGATCTCCCAGGCGCGGAAGACAACGTCGGCTGTGCCGGTCTGCGCGGCGTCCGCGCGGGCAATCATGGGGATGTCGACGTAGCGCACGCCGTCCACCGCGAGCAGCGCCTTGTAGAAGTCGGAGAGGGTCATCCGCATACCGAAGTCGACGTTGGCGAACCCGAGCATGTTCTTCAGGGCCTGCTGCACGTCGTAGAGGACCGAGGCCCGGGAGTAGCGGGGCCAGCACTCGACGGTGATGGGCTTGGTGGACGAGCCGACGTTCACACTGACCACAGACGGGCCTGCCACGGTGACTGTGGAGCCCGCCAGGGCCTTGGCCTGGAGGGTGGCCTGCACGTTGTTCAGGGTCGTTGCGTTGGGCTGTCCGCCGTCCGCTCCGATGACGTACACGGAGACGCTGGTGTACGTCGAGGCGACGGCGTTGGCCCGGACGATGCCAGGAAGGGTCAGCGCCAGGTCGGAGAAGTCCCGGAGGGTGACGCAGCGGTCCTGACTGCGGAAGATTCGCGGCGCGTTGGCCCTGATCTGATCGTTGGTCTCAGGGTCCGCACCACCCGACATGGCCGAGGAGAGCGCTGTGCCGCTGGAATTCTGGGCGATGGTGACGCCGGGCAGGTTCGAGGAGGCGAGAGCGTTGACCACGCCCGCGTTGACGTTTCCGATCGTTCCGCCACCGACGCGGTAGGTCGCGTAGATGGTCAACTGACTGTTGGGGATGGCGCCGTTGATGTTGTCGCCGAAGCGGATCCACGCTGCGCCGGAGTCGTCCAGGAACGTCGTGAACACCTTGTCTTCGGGGTCGGCGTCCACCAGGTAGTTGATGTAGGTCCACTCGGTCGCAGCGTTGACGTCGTCCACGAAGACCTGCACGGTGCCGTTGATGACGGGCACGTCCGGAAGCCGGAACTCCTGCACGGGCAGGCCCGAGCTGGTGCCAACGTTGACCTGGCTGCGGGTGACTCCCTGGGTGACCGGGACTGTGGCCTTGCCCCCGTTGACCGGCACCAGGATGTCGGAGTCGGTCTCGTAGGTGACCGGGCTGTCGATCGTGTCGATGTAGTCGGTGACGACCTGAGTGCCCGCAGGCACCAGGACCGCCGGGCCGGGGTTGGACGTCTGGAAGGTGACCGTGCCAGTGGCCGGGACGCCGTTGCTCGGGGTGTAGCCGAGCAGGTCCGCAATCTGGAGGAGGGACAGGCGCTGGGTCGCGGTCGGAAGGAAGGCCTCCTGCTGGAGCCGGTCACCGTAGTAGGAGAGGCTGTCCCCGAGGTAGGAGAACAGCTCGACCATGAGCACGCCGAAGTCGCCCTCCGAGCCAGGTACCCACTCGGGGAAGGCTCGGGCGGCGTAGTCCAGCAGGGAGGCCTTGAAGCCCTCGTAGTCCCGACTGGTGTAGTCGATAGCCGGTACGTCAGCCACTGATGACCTCGCTTACGGTGCCGCCCACACGCACCACAGCGGTGTTGGTCTGGAGCGACAGGCTGGATGGGGACGCCCCGGCCTCGCGGCGCATGTAGTCGACCTCGATACGGGCGAGCGACATCTGGGAGGCATCAGGGATAGGGGTGGCCCTCTGGAGGAGCACACCGGGCTCGTACCGGTCGAATGCAGAGGTCACGGCACGGCTGATTTCCTGCGCGACAAAGGTGGCGTCAGGATCGAAAAGCAGATCGGCCACCGGGACTCCATAGTCCGGGAGCATGACCCGCTCCCCCGGCTGCGTGCCGACGAGTGCATTGACATGCTGGGCGATCTGCCTGTCGGGATTTGTCTCGACGGCGATTTTCCCGTCGGACGCGAGTCGAAATGGAACTGCAATCTCGGTAGGCATGCTTGCATTCTCCCAGGAATGCCTACCGAGATTGCAGTTCCAGTTTCAGGTCAGAAACCGGGGAAGGCTACTTCCACGTCCGCCAGCACCCGGTTGTTCTCCGCTGCGATGTCAGCGTCGATCACCTGCCGGGCGGCGTTGTAGTCCTGTGCTGCCTGGCTGTAGCGCGGAGACCCCGCGTTCTGGTTGACGTTCTGCTCCCAGGAGAGCCAGTTGTCCCGGACATACGCCTTGAAGGCGTACTCCACGAGTTCGTAGTCGCCCAACTGGCTGTCGATGTAGATGCCGTGGAAGGAAGCGGCCACACGGGGCCAGTACTCGTCGGGGATGGAGATCGTGATGTCGGCCATTAAAGGGACGTCCTCACTTGGTGTAGGTAATGCGCAACTGCGGTGGGTGGGAGTCTCCGACACCGTCGAAGATGCCGTAGTAGGTCTTGTTGGTGCTGGACCCAAGATCACCACCCAGCGTGATTCCACGATACGGGGTTCCGGTGTTCCAACCTGAATTCCAGGAGGACGGCAGGGTTACCCACTTTCCGGCACCGACCGGCCAGGAGGAAACCGTCAGGTTATTGCTTGACGACTGGGTGGTCGTGGCGGTGGTCGCTGTGTGGGTACCGATGTGTGCAGTACCGCCGCCGTTGTAATACCAGTGGTTGGCGTAGAGATAGACCTCGACCTTGGAGACCTTCGCCGTCGAGCCCATATCGGTGAACGGCTGCGTTCCGAATCCGACCGACGACTTCTGTGTGCCCCAGGTGCCGGAGTAGTAGCCCTGGTACATCGAGCCGTCGGTGAACCCAGCGTTTCCGTACCGCCGCGACCAGATGCCCTTGTACGTCTTGGTGTACGTCTTGGTCGCGGTGACCGCTGCACCGCCTGTGTTGTAGACACCACCCTCGGGGACGGCCGGGCCGATGTCCTCGACGTAGAAGTCCGAGGACTGCGCGGGGTTGTAGTTGCGCAGGCCCCAGCCGGTGGCGTTGCCCGAGTGCATACCTCCGACCCACAGGATCCGATGATCTCCCGGGGCCAGGGCCGTGTTCGATGAATAGAGACCACCCGCGTCGGCCGAGCACACGATGATGCCCTCGACCGCGCATGTGCTGTCCGAGCCCGAGCCGTCGTAGAACATGGCGATGTGGCGAGCAATGATCGAGTCAGTGACCCTCGGGCTGGCTCCGTTCGGGGTGATGACCGTGCAACCGTTCACAACCGCTGCCGTGCCAGCGACGGTCACGTAGTTCTCCAACTGCTGCACACCGGTACCGCCGTTGAGGTCGAACTGCGACCGGGCGACGATGCGGTACATGCGCCCCTCGACGGCCGTGAAGGCCAGCTCGATGATGCCGGTGTCGACGGTGTAGTAGTTCTGTACTGACGGCGACCCACTGTTGGCAGGCCGCATGGTCCAGCCGCGCTCGTAGGTGACCATGCCCCACGGCAGGTTCCACAGCAGGTCGGACAGTTCCTTGCCCTGGTACCAGATCTGGCCGGTGGGGTCGTCGGACGCTGCTGTGTCCGGGCGCTGCGGGGTCCAGAGGGAGTTGAAGGTGCCGACACCATTGGAGTCGACGGCCGCCTTTCCGCCCGCGAATGTGGCGTGGGCGTTGTCGGTGGTCATCTCGGTGGCCAGCGTGCCGTCCGGCCCGTACAGGCGCAGACCACCAGCGGAGATGTCGGTGGCGCCGTAGCCCTCGCGCATGACGATGACGTCGTCCACGCAGATGTACGAGAACGCGGTGGTCGAGAGCCCGTAGGAGCCCGGGTTCAACTGCTGGAAGGAGACGCGGCCCCACACCGCGCCGGTCGGGATGGTGACCTCGAAGATGTCCTCGGTGTACGAGGCGGCGTTGTAGGTGATGTCGTTGACGCCCGCCATCTGGTCGGTCCAGGTGACGTTGTCCGGGCTGGTCTCGAAGGTGACGTGTAGGTGGCCGATGCCGTAGTACCAGTACCGGAGCATGTAGGTCTCGGCCGCGACGACCGGGAAGGCGTTGCTGGTGACGGTCGCGGTGCCGGTGTTCTTCACTCCCAGGGCCGCCTTGCCCTGGCCGGAGCGCGCGGGGTACCCGCCCTGGGCGATCTCGATCTTGGCCGCTGTGTTGACCAGGGTGTTGTCGCTCTGGGTCAGGGTCCAACCGGTCCGGGAGGTGTCCTCGAAGCCGCCGTTGGTCACCAGGTTGCCGGAGACTGCGCCGAGGGAGATGTGCTGGGCGTTGACGTTCCCGAGGTTGATGTTGGCGGTGTTGACCTGGCCGGTCTCGACGACCTCGATGGTGAAGACGTCGACTTCGGCTGTGCCTGATCCTCCGGTGTAGTTGATGTACAGGCAGGGGCTGATGTACCGCACGTTCTGGTGCAGTTGCATCGGGTCGGTCGGGTTGTTGTTGGGGCCTGCGTCACCGGCCGCTGCGGTGCCCTTGATGTACCCGGTGTAGGTCACCCACCCGGCGCCCGTGGTCAGCGGCGTTGCCCTTACCGCGCAGAAATGCTGGCTGCTTCGGGTGTTGGCGCCCGTAATGTTGACCAGGGTCACGCCGTCGGCTGCAATGCCGGTGACGCCCGCGTAGACGCTCTGGTTGGTGCCCGGCGTGGCGTTGTCGACGGTCTGCCGCACTCGGCAGGTGACGCGGTAGGTGACCGTAGGGTCGAAGGGTATGAGGGTGTCCGGGCGGTAGGCGCCCGAGACGTAGCCGACGCAGCGCATGACGAAGCCGCCGGAGGCTGCGTCGTTGACGGCCACTGTGGTCATGGTGCCGGTGGAGGCGTTGCTCCACTTGCTGGCCGAGTTGCCGAAGTCGTAGAACTTCTGGCCGACGGTGCCCTGGAGTCCGGCACTGAGTTTGTCGACGGTGAGCGTCCCGGCCTTGATGCTTGCGGCGTCCAGGTTGGTGACGCTGACCAGGCTCGCGTCGAGCGTGCCAGTCTTGATCGAGCCGCCGTTGATCGTGGTCGTGGTCGGGATGGTTCCGTTGCTCAACTGACCGGCCGGGACGCTGACACTCGCGCCGATGGAGCCGGTGACTGTGCCTGCGTTCGTGGCGGTGGTCGCGGACGTGGCTGAGGTGGCGTTGGCCACGGTGCCGGAGACGTTTCCGCCGGAGATCACCAGGTTCGTCGCGTCGATCTGGGTTGCAGTCAACTTGCCGACCGTGATCTTGCTGGCGTCGATGCTGGCGATGACACCGCTCTGGGCCGTGATCGTTCCGGCTGCCATCTGGTTGGCTGTGATCGTGTTCGCTGCGATCTGGTTGGCCGTGATGGTGTTGGCTGCCAACCGGTCGCCCGTGATGGACCCGGCCAGGATCTGCAAGGCGGTGAGCGTTCCCGAGGTGATCTTCGAGGCGTCCAGCGAGCCGGTCGCGATGCGCGCGGCGTTGAGCGTGCCGACGTTGATCTTGCCTGCGTCGAGGTCGGAGATCTTGGCGTTGTTGATGGACGCGTCGGCGATCTGCGCGTTGCCGATGGCACCGTTGATGATCTTCGCCGAGCCGATGGTGGCGTCGGCGAGCTGCGTGCCGGTGACCGCGTTGTTGGCGATGTTGATCGTGCCGACCGCCAGGGCGGCCAGCTTCCCGGCCTCGATCGCACCGTTGGCGACAGCCTGAGCGGTGACCGCATTGGCGGCCAGCTTGGTGTTGTCGATGGCGCCGACCGCGATCTTCGCTGCGGTCAGTTGTCCGTCGAGGATGTCCTGGGCGACGGCCTGCTTGGGGGTGTCGGAGGCGTAGCCGGACGGCGTTGAGGCGATGCCCACCTTGGAGTAGGCGACCAGCCGGTAGTAGTAGGCGTTTCCGTAGTTCTGTATGGAGTCGTAGGTGAAGTCGGCGCCGCGCAGGGTGGCGACGGTGACCGGGGCGGAGAAGGACGTGCTGGTGTCCCGCTGCACCTGGACGTGGTCGAAGATGGCGGGCATGGCGGTGCCGGTGGAGTCCAGGCCGTTCCACACGACGCGCAGACCCCCGAGCACACCGACGACGGTCGGAGTGGCAGGGATCGGAGGCGGGGTCGTCGAGGAAGCGGTGACAGTGTTCCCGGTCGCCCACAGGGAGGCGTTGCCGGTGGTGTCGATTGCCTGGACGCGGACGTTGAAAGTCCGCCCGGTATGAAGCGTGTCGAAGACGATGAGGGTGTCTTCGGTGGATGATCCGCCGCTCCAGTTCGTGCCGTCGTAGGACGTCTGCACGAGGTAGTGCGACATGTCGACGAGCGTGGTGCCGTCCTGGTTCTCCGTCGGCGCGGTCCACATCGCCGTCACGCTGGCCGACGTGGCACCCTCGGCGTTGACGTACTGAACGGTGGTCAGGGAGAGGGCGGTCGGCTCCTTGGGAGGCAGTACGTCGGTGCCGTCGGTGGGCAGTTCGTCGACCTGGTCCTGGACAGCCTTGATGCCCAGCGGGGAGTAGACCGGCTTGGTGATGTCACCGCCGGAGAACTGCACCCACAGGGTCTGTCCGACCGGAGGCACCGTGTTCGTCGGGGAGGCAGGTACCGCCCAGGCGCTTTCCGCGTTCCCCAGGACCTGCGGAATGAGCATGGTCACCCGTGCTTCATTCAAGGGGTCCTGGTTATTGGAAACACTTCCCCGGTACATGCCGAGTATCGGCTCAGCCGACATTGATATCCTCCAGAAGACTCGACTCCCAGAACTGCCCATTTCTCAGAACAGCCGGGACGGTGTCGAACTTGAAACGCCTGTTCGCATCGCTACGAAATGTTACCGAGTAAGGCTGGTCTCTTTCTGCATCGACGGTTGTGGTGAACACCCATCCCGAGTTGCTCTTGTCCCGGTTGATGATGTGTTTGGTGCCGGTAACCATCCATCGGCCCGTGCGGTCTGAGGAAATGGAGTTCCCGGTGACAGCGACCAGAGATCCCGGGATGATCTTTGCCGTCCCATACAGCGAGGCCTGCATGGTGATCCAGCCCCGTGAAGCCAGCGTGCGTGCCTCCATAAGGGCCTGCGCGTCCGCGTAGTTGTCGACGGCCCTGGCGGTCGATATGGAATTGAGGAATGCGGACGCCCCGGTATTCGAGGCAGACGAGGCCTTGATCACCCGGCCGGTCTTCGCGTCCAGTCCGGAAACACTGCTGGTGCCCGTCGTCCCGTTCTCGCGGGGAACCATGGTGCCCGTCACGATCGACATCTCCCGCAAGGTGTCCATAACCCCGGGCTGCTGATTCTTGGAGAACACAGGGATGTTCTGAGCGTTCTGCCCCACAAGGAGAATGCGCGGGTCGAGGAAGTAGAGCGTCGTCCCCTCCACCCAGAAACGGAATCCGACTTCGTGCGCCAGGTCCTGGAGGAGTTTGAAATCGCTCTGCCCGCTCTGCGCCCAGTAGGTAAGACGCCGGGCGGACGGGGAGATGACGGTGCGCAGCCCGTTCTGTCGGCCCACCTGGCGGGCGATGGAGGTGGGGCTGACGTTCTTCCAGGACCGGGTCCGCTGGATGTTCAGCGGCAGGGTGGTGCCGATGCACACGTACCGCGTGGTGACCATCTGGGCGCCGCCGCTGGCCAGGACGCTGGAGTGGTGCACGTAGCCGTACCAGCGGACCATGTCGTTGGGGCTGCGGCCGTAGTCGAGAACCACGGGAGCCAGCTCGGGGTAGGCCGAGCTGCTGGCGCTGGTCGTGACGTCCACGATCGCCATGGAGTGCACGCCGTATCCCTCACGGACTTCGACGCGCTTGATGAGGTTGTTGATTCGGTTGCCGGAGATGGTCAGGTTGGTTACTGGCGGCGACTCAGGCATTCGGGATCCTGACGATCTGGCCCGGCGTAAGGACCGTCCAGTCCAAGATCTCGGGATTTGCGTCGGCGATGTGCCACCACATCCGGGCGTCGCCGAAGTACTGCACGGCGAGCAGGTCGATACGGTCGGAGCCGTTCAACTGGTGGTAGGTGAAATTGAATGCCCACTCCCGCTGCTGTGATGGCACGAGGGTGAGGTTCGTCCCGCGCCCGGAGGCGACCAGCGTGAGCGTGGATTCTGCATACCGGGAAGTAGCGGAGATCATCGTCCGGCCTTTCCGTTCGCGCCCTTGGCGAATTCGTCCGGCGTCAGTCCGGCCGGGAGCCTGCCGAAGGACACGAACTCCCCGCCGCCCTTTGGCTTCGGAAGCAACTGCATGGTGATGCCGACCTGGCAGCGGGACGGGATCATCTGCTGGGTCCAGTGGGTGTACTGGATTTCCAGGTCCTGGATGACCCCGTAGTAGTTCAGGGTGTCGCCGACGATGAGGTAGACCGGGACGTAGAGCATGGGCCCGGCTGCGTCGAAACTGAACTGACCCTTTCGGAAGGACTTCGAGGAGTCGCCCTTGGCGTCCTCCCCCTCACCGGTTACCGCTACCGAGGCGGAAATACCGGTGATCTTGTAGAGCAGGGAGATGTCCCAGCCCACGCCGAGAGCAGGCACGAATACGTTCTCGGCGCCGGACACCCGGGAGGAGTCCCACATCTCGTAGGTCCGGTCGAACAGAAGTTGAAAGGAGACCGTCTGCTGCAACGGCATCAGGAAGTCCTTCGCCGTCACGTCGTTCGGGTTCAGCGCGTTGTCGTCCGCCTGGACCGCTGAGTTCACGGTGTGCGAGACATTCAGGACGCTCGGGTTGTAGAGGAAGTTGCACCGGTAGCGCACTCCGTCGACCGGCTTTTCCTGGATGATGAAGCCACGGCTCAACTTCTTCCCGCCGCCCACAAGGGACTGGAGGCCGGGGAGTTTCGTTATCCGTGGGTCGAAGGAGCCGTTGTCCTGGATCCGCGTAGCCATCAGACACCCACCGCAAAGTCGAAGCGGCGGGTGTTCCGGAGGCGGGGCCCAGGGCCCCAGGTATGAAGTCGGTCAGTGAAAGCCATTAGTTACCTGCCGCGATGAGATTGATCCGGTTGTCCTCGGCGATGGCCTGCATGAACTGCTGGGCTGCATC